CTAAGGGGCTGCTTTATATTGTTTCTGATAATACCACTCCAATATGGTTGCACCATCTTTCCATGTAAGTTTACCGTCGGCGGCTACTTGTGCAAGAAGAATGGATAAATTGTGCAAAAAGGCACTTTTGATATTACCATTTAAATTTTGCAACTGATTGATAGCGCATTGGGTTACAGCTGTTGAATCGGTAAGATTTGCGCAATTTTCGGCCAATTTTAATTGTATCAAAAGTTCCGGCAATGCTTTCCTTAAAGCTAATTTTAACCTATCATCTAAATCGCCTGGAATGATAGTTGTCAGTACATCTGTTATGGGCGAATCGACAAAACTTTTAACATTTTCGGTAATGATAACGCCAATGCTTACGGCTTCTTTTAGCTCGTTAGGCATTCTTTCAAATAAGTTTTTTAACGCTTTCCATAAGTCAGCTAAAAATGATTTTAAACTCATATTAATAAGGGATTGAAATAAACGTTATTAACTAGTGCCACTTTTGTTGTAGGCGGTACTCGACCCAGTGGCTCCTGATACCTCGTTTTGCCGCTGTTTCCTGTCAGCAATAATTTCTTTTCTAAAGCTGTATATACCCCGCAAAAGGGCAAGTAATGCGACAAAGAAGCCGATAACGGTTGCCGCCTGTCCTATATGTTCAATCACGGTGTTGATGTTTAAATGGCTTATTCCTGCACCTACCAAACTTATTCCTGCACCTGCTCCGCCAACTTTAATCTCGCGGTTTTGGTAAACGGCATCTGTGATATGGCCGCTAAGTTTATAAAGCATTATCGTATTTTTTAAGTTGGTAAGTGTTAATAACTTTTATAAGGTGGTTAGGATAATTGGGATCTGTAGCATATCCAGCTTCTAATAAGCAAGTGGCTTGCTCTTCGGGCGAATTGCAACTAAATAGGCCATGTCGTTTATACCGTGGGTTACTTTGCAAAAAGTGAATTCGATCGGCAAAGCAAGCCTCAATGGTAGGGTACGATCGAAATGAAGTGTCAATCTTATATGATTGCCCATTTTGGTATTCTGTAGTTTTATAAAGCACTTTTTTGCCTTGCCATGCTACATTGGCCTTTATGCCAAAATAGTTGTTATGTTTGGCTGCAAGTACTGATTTGCCCCAACCGCTTTCCCAAATACACTGGCCAATCATCAGAGACGGAAATAATCCTGTACCTTGGCATACTTTGATAGCTTCATCTTTGATACTATCTATAAAGTGGAGTTGAGAGTTCATTATTAATTTTTGTGTTGAGTTATTGTTTGAGCGCCAGTGAAAAAGTTTTTAATGAGATAAGCCAATGCGGCGCTGGTTGCAGTTATGGCTATGCTTTGCCAGTTAAAATTTAGAGAGTTTGCATCAAGAACTTGTTTAATACCGGTTAATGCAGCACTTAATGCAGCTACTATTAAACCTTTTACAAGATCCCGATAATTAAGCTTTCCAAAGTCAGATGTTTTCATACAATTTTTATTAAAAGCCAATTATGAATATAAGATGTTGTTGATCAGATGCTGGTAGCTTAAAAAGCAAAGTACTGAGTACCATTAGATCTAAATGTTTTACTGATGTAAGCCTCCGTTAAAGAGAAAATAGTAGAAGCATTAATATTTACAGACCCGCCCGAAATAACTACAGCATTTGCACTGCTGTCTGTTTTTATAACATTAAGTACACAGGTTTTACTGCTGCTACCCATAGCTATGGCAGATGGTAGTGTAATAGTTATAGCTCCTGCTGATGCATCTGCATACAATGTTAATCTGCCTAGCACAAAATCATTAAGTAATACTGTATAGTTTGCAGTTTTTGTGAGCGTAGTTTCCTGTTGGCTATTAAATGTGTAGGTTTGAACAATGCCACTACTGTCAACAACCTGTAATGCGTTGCCATTCCACTTATGTACTCCGGTATATGTGGTTAAGGCGGGTAGGCCCGTAGTATCGGCTCGTAACGAAAATTGTCCTCTACTTGCCGTTCCCGGCCCAAAATCAAGCCAGCTTGTGGAATTGAACGATTTATTTATATCGCGGTCTGTGTTGTTGTAGTTACCTATTACAATACCCCCATCTAATCCCATTCTAAAGGGATACTTGCTGCCTGTCTGAAAAATAATTGCCTGGCCTATAAGTTTTGCCTGAGCATTGTCTTCACCTAAATATGCAATTCCTCTATCTCCACCGTCAAAACCATCCATAGATCCAATCCAGGCAGTAGGGTATATGCTACCTGCAGCATAAATCTTACCTGACTGATTCCATGCTGGTACGCCCACAAGCGTTAAGTTATAATCCGGATTGTAATAATCTGTAGCTGTTGAGCCTATGCCATCGTCAAATTCCCAACGTCGGGTGAGGTTAGCTGTAGGTGGAGAAGGTGTCCCTGAACCTTTGTTGTAAATATTCGCTATGTCTGTGGACGATATGTTAACGCTGTAAAATAGAACTTGATCAATGGTGCCATTGAATGGTAAGTAATTAGTCGTTGTACTTGACCCGTCGCCGCCAATTTTTGTAATTGGATTGTTGGTTAATTGGGCATTATGAGATACATATGCAGTAGATGTTAGAGGTATACCATCAACATAGATAGTTCCATTGATTGTACCACTAAAAATGAATACAACATTATGGTATTGCCCATCATTATATCCAGATCCCCATACCGTTGGATTAGGGCTATTTCCTCTAAAACGGAACCCGCCATTTTCCATCATCAACGCCATTGCAGTTGCTACTTGTGTATTGGCGGCAGCTATTCCCCATCTAAATAGTGTCATTGTAGCGCTGCTTGTGGTTTTAATCCACATACTTACTGAAAACCTTTGTCCTACAGATGAGAGACCTGTAAAGTTTGTATTGTTGTAGGCAAACTGAGTGCTACCGTTAAGGTCTAATGCTTTGCCTTGTGCACCAGGTTGTAATACTTTATTAGTTGCATAAAGATTGTTATATAAACTTGTTTTTTCCCATGAACTGGAAGTGCCTAAAGCTAGTTTTGGATTAGGTCCGGTAATGGTCAGTGTGTCGGCAAACGTTTTATTAGTTAATTCCTGCAAGCTATTCAAATCTACCTTCGTCGGATCATCACCCATAATCGTAACACTATAAACATTAGCCGCCTGCTTTACAATTTCCAGGTAGGAATAAGTACGAGATAACACTAAACCTTGTGGCGCATTTAAGGTAATGTCTGGTCCAGCAGCCAAAGTAACGCCCCCGGTACCACTCATTCGGATGGTAATTTTATCGCCAATGGCAAATTGGTTGCTATCATTTAATGTGGCTGTGATGTTGCCGGTTGCATTACAACGAACGGTAGTGCCAGCCATGGCATTAACCAAATTAAAATTGCTGGTTTGTGTAGTATAAAAAGTGGTTTTCAAGTACTCATCTGCACTATGGCCTGCGCTCGCAGTAAACGGACTCAGTACGCCGTAATCCAACCAGATATCTACCAACGTTGGATACGGTTGTACGGTATCACGAGCGATATCAATGCGTGCTTCGTAATTATAGCCCTTTCTCGCTGTAAAATTGAGAACCGTAGCAAGCCATATTGTTGAATCAGCACTAAAATCAGAATACTTAACCACCTTTGAAGCGATGGTTCCTCTAGGGGCAGTGCCACCTGTTTCGTTAATGTCTACATATAGCAGACTGCCTGGTTTTGTATTATCAGAAATACGATTGTAAACAGTCCAGTTATAATTTCCATTTTCCAGCGCTACATAAGGGCCATACCATGGGCGAACACCTGGATCCGTACTACCGGCTGGGAGCTTTAAGCTAACGCCATATTCAGATAACGTGTCAGCTACAGCTACCACCTTTGAGTTATAGCTCAGTTTTGGATTGCGGTTTTGATCGTAGTTCACTATGATGCCGTAAGGATACTTGCTTTGTACTGCGCCATTAACCGTAATCTCGGTGTCGAACTTGTTGGTGATTGACTTTTTTGTTAAGTTAACGCCATCCGCCCACCAGTACTCAACGGCCAAGCCGTTCTCTAAAATTTTTACGGTTCGGCCTTTGAACCTTACATTAATAGGTACGCCGATTAGAGCAGCGTTAACCGATTCCCAAGGTCCTTCGTATTTATCAAGCGGCTTAGGGGCTTTTGCTTCTATATTATCGTTTAGTATAATTGACATTTTTAGCTGATTGTGATTGCGCCCATGGGGGTTGTATAGTTAGAAACGTAAAGTAGGAAACTTTGAGTCCAGCCGGCAAAGTTTGCTGATGCCGGTGCAGTAACCGTTACTTTAACTGGTGAGGCAAACAAACTGTCTGCACTGCCAATTTTGCCTTTATTGAGCTCGTCCACTTTCCAGTCGGTTTTTGGCGGTACAGATGCGTCATGTGCAAACCATAAATAGGTATCTCCGGCAGTGGTATTGAAATCAATATTAAGAGCCCCACTTGAAGACTTAACCACCTTGTTGCCCTGATATATATCAAAGCCACTGTTAGCTACATTTTTACCCCAAAACCAAGGGTACAAAAAGGTGTAAGTTAATGAGTTGCTCGGTAAGGTACTGCCGGCTTGAATTTGCCCAATCGGATCATTCAGATTAAGGTTGTTTGGCTTCAGTGCGCCTTGCTGGTAACTGTACACAGCAGTATAAGCAATAGTGGTTGGGCCACTGTTAACATAGGGGTCTTTAAATGGGGCAGTGTTTCCAACCTGTATTCCATTGCTGCGTATACTTATCGAAGTAGCTGCACCGCCATCGTTTTGAATAAACGCCGGTGTAAGTGTGATATCAAAAGACTTGAAAACTTCATAAATCCCGGGTGAAGGTTCGGCAGACAATAACGCTGTTGGAGCTGTATATTTAGGATGCACAACTTCGGTAGCTAATAATTGGAAAACCTGCAAAGGCGTTTTGTCTTTTGAGGGAATGATGTCACCGTCTTTAAAGGGACCCAAATATCTGCCGGTTGGTAATTTTACTGGTATGTCTTCTGTAAATTTGGTTTCACCCAATTCATCCTTTATGCTATTAATAGCAGTAACCAAGCTGCCTTTCTCGGTTGTCTTTAAGTAGGCTAGTTCACCTATGCTCTGAACTAACTGGTTGATGGTATCAATATTGTCAACAATGGGAATTCCACTACCCCAATCGCCGTTGGTTTTAGGCCCGAATAAAGTATAGTATGTGGTATTGATGTAGAAGTCCCCGTCGCTACCTACAGTTTGGTTAGAGGGGTTATTTCCACCATGCAAAATAGTTTTACCATCAGCGCCAGTTGCGCCAGTATCACCTTTTGGCCCAGGGCCACCAGCCGGCCCGTTTAACATTGAGAACACCTCTGTCCAGCCAGAATCCGTTTTTTTGTAAAATATACCATTGGACGTGCTGATATAAGTATCGTTTAAATTACCCGTGCTGATACCAGGTTTACTCGATCCATATAATACTGATCCGCCAGTAGATGAATTGTTGGTTGTTGTTGGAATTTGATATCGTTGAACCCAAGTATTGCTTGTTTTCTGATAAAATGTCTGGTTAACTGTGTTTATGACAACGTCGCCGTTTTTACCGATGTTGTTTTGAGGTATTTCGGTGGCAAAACTTACAAGATTGCCTAAGCTGCCAGTCGGGAAACTGCTTATCACAAACTGTAATAGTTTGTCTAAAGTAAATTGGTAATCTTTATTATTACTAACCAAAATACCTACCTCATCACCGGTCAGGTTGGGTGCCAACGGGAGCTCGGTTATTTTTAAATCGGTTGGCATGTGTTAAAAGTTGTTTAGAGTGAAAAAGTAATCTTCAAGCGGCATTTGCGTACCGTAGTTAAAATCTGTTTTGTCTACGCCTCTTATACGAGGCCCTGCCTGCCTGGCCGATTTATTTTTGCTGTTATAAAACCATAGCGGATAGTCAGCCTGGTTATCCTGAAGAAACTTTTCTACGTTATTGGCATAAGCATTAGCAACGCTTCGCTGTTGCTGCACCAACTTTACAATATCCTCCGAACGCACTGCTTGTGCGTTATCGTATTGTTTAATTACCGGTCCGGTTGTGGTATAAAAAACAGAGCTACTTTCAATAAAACGTGCAAAAGTAAAGTATACCAGCATGGGTATTAAGCCCTCATAAGCAATAATGTGGCCCCAAGTGTCGGTATATTCGCAGCCGTTAAAAAGTTTTTGATAATGTTCTGGAGCATCTTCTTTCATTTGACCATCTGCCTCAAAACATTTCGTTAATTCGTAATAAAATGCCTGGCTTAGGAATGGTTTTAAATCAAGGTCCTGCGCCTTTTTGATAAAAGCTTTGAGACGCTCAGGTTTAATATTAGGAGATATGTCTTCAAATTGCTGAAAAGCAGTGTTGTCTATTAATAAGGTAGTCATAGAAAAGTTCTTCGGGAGACAGGTGAATAATTGTAGTTAGATGATAGGAGGGAACTATACAGCAGGTGCAGACTCGATAGTCATGGCTTCGGCTTCTGCTTGTTTAAATCCATAAGCATGTACCAGAATGGCAATTTTGTTGAGCGGAGAAATATCAGCCAAAAGTATCTGATTGATGTTGTTGCCTGCTGTCATACCGGCGCTATCATCAGCAACGTTTCCAGGCACGGGCAGAATATTCCAATTGCCACTAGGATTAAGGTCTTTAAAGAAATTGCTAAAGAGTTCAGAAAGAATTTCACTTAACTCCAGCCGATCAGGTGCTGTATTGTCATTAAATTCCCGAATAGCTTCTTTTTTCTCTCCACCATTGCTTAGTCCGGATAATTTTTCAGAATTGACGAGCTCTTTAGGAATAGAAAAACCTTTAATGATCCGGGTTTCTACAGATTTTTCTGTTGTCTCGAAAAGCTTGTCGTTGTTCTGAATAGAATAAGGCTGAAACTCCGGTTTAGCACTTGGGTCTTCGTACTCAATAACAATGATTTTTTGGGAACTCTTGGCTCCTTGGAAAGAACCTAAGTCCATTTCTAGTTGTGAAGGAGTATTGCTGCCAGCTGCTGTACGATCCGGACCACTATTATCGGCTTCTTCACGGCGTGCCTGCATAAACAGCATGGTAGATGGCAAAAAGCCGGTTGTTACCTCTCGGCTATTAAAAGTTTTAATACCGGCTTCTGTCTCAAAGTCTTCCCAAACGCTATCAGCCTCAATCAATGGGTAATCATCAACTTCGGGATTGAAATAGTATAGTTGCCCTTTGTATTTATCCCATCCACCTGCAGCCATTACTTGCTGGTTAATTACAGCCGGGTCGGGGTTGTATTCATCCAAAAAGGCAATCTTAGAACGCATGATGCTTTTCCAGGTTTTTCGCCCCCAATCCGAATAGATGGCATACTTGCCTGCTGTTTCTGCAATGTCTGTATTGCCTAGGCGTATGTCCTCGAACTTTACGTAATTGACTGAGGATATTTGATAGTTGGCGTTGTAATTCAGATGAATTCCGAATCCGCAAAAAAGCGCTTTATCGGTGGCTACAGCCTTAAGTAGCTTTGCCAACGTAAGGCCTTTTGTATTGATGAGCTGTTTGCCCAGATCTTTTTCTTCAAAACCGTTGCCTGCTATAAATTTAGCTCGTTTATTCCAACAATCTTTAGCGGTGGGCGAGCCTGCTACTAGTTCGAGCATACGCTGTGGGTAAGCATTATCAATATCGTAGTTCAGTATACCAAAAGTTTGATTAGGCCTTACTTTAATACGACGTTCAATTTGAGGCAGGTAAGTTTTCATTAATATTAAAAGTTAGATGCGTTTTAGATACCAAGCAGGTGTATCGGGTATCAGGAAGAGAGTGGTAGATTGTAGAGTAGAATAAAGTTGTGTACGGTGAAGGTTTGTATCCCAACTCCGATACAAAACCTACTTGGTAAATGGTTAGGCAGCCATTTCTTCCAACGCCGCTAATGTGCTGGCATAAGTAGCTGCTCCCGAGTCGGATGCAATGGAAACTGCACGTGGTGGATATGGTTCCCGTAATTTATCAGGATTAGTAAGCTTTAATTTATAACCACCTTCTAAAGTTTCATCCGCGGCGTTGCGTTCAGCTTCAGTTAAAATCAAACCGTTAACGGCACCAAATAACTCAATTGACGAATTGCTGTCTTTATAGTTGTTAATCACTATAGCCTTTACACGGCCGTAACCCATAGCACGTAGTTGCGCTTTAATTTCCACTGATAGACCGGCAATATTAAAATCAATTTCTTCATTGTAACGTGGGCCAACTTGTGTTTTAGCCAATTTAGACATAGCATTGAAACTATTGTTGGTGCCCTCAAATTTGTAAACTTTCGCACCGGTTTCAGCTTTTAAGCCGCTAATTATTAGCGGATTACTTGTATCGTAAGTGATAGAAATGTCCTCGTCATTGAAGATGTAAATTACATCTTCAATCCCAGAGGTAACAGGCAAGCCGGCGCTTAAGCTAAAGCCTGCATTAATTTTGTTGTAAATAGACATTTTTTTTAAGTTGTTAGTGAATGTAGGAGTGGAATAAGTTAGAGGTCAGCTTTGTTAAGGTGTTGGATTTAAATAGCTGACAGATAAAACAGTTCGTTCGCAAATTTAAAGTTAACTGCGGCTTTCATCCGGGCTTTCATGCGTACCACATTGTCGTTGGTATAAGGCTTCATGTACACGGTAGATAGTTCAGAAGCATCGCCCAATAAATCGACACCTAAAAACAGATTTGATGAACGGGCACCTAAAATAGTGTTGGCCTGCCAGTGGTTCATCAGTTGTAATGGAATGCCCAGGTAATCCATTTTCTTTTTGTCGGTAAAGGCGTTTAATACGTTGGTTGCTTTATCCGCTTGGGCTTGCGCATAAGCATAAGCTACGTGTAACGGTATTTGCAGGTTGAAGTCCTCTTGGCTGCGATCGGCAGGATCTAGTTGTGAAAATACGTTGCTTAATACGCCCAGTACGTTGCTGGCATTAATAAAGCAAACACTGGCTGCTGATGATGTACCTGTGAATGTTGCAGCTTTACGGGTATTAATTTCATTGTAATTGCGTACCAGTTTAAAAGTAGTTGCGCTTAAAATTTTGATGAAGTAAGACTGACCTGCTATATCAATGCCCGTCGTACCGTTGGTGGTATCCTTGCTGGTGCCTGTTGCAGCTACAATAGTTATCACGTCACCATCGGCTAAAGATGCAGTGCTGGCTACGGTAACTACACCGTTGACATCAATACTTGTGGCCGACATAGCCGTAGCTGATTTAGACAAGCCAACTTTGTAAACGCCCGAGGCGGCTGCAATGCTAGGTAGTAAACCGGTGAACGGCGCAGTAAAGGCGGCTTCTTTGGTGGCCGATTTGCCCAGCCAGTACAAACGCTCGTTAGCAATTTGTATTTTGGTAAGATAGCGCTGAACCATAAAGTCAGATAAGTCTACTACGCCTTCATAATCACCGAACGCACCTGGTGTTAAACTTTGGGCTTCCCATGATTGCACCAGGTTGTCCCATTGTTCCTGCTTCATAAATTCGTAAGTCACCGGATCCAGGTACGTTTCATCTTGTTTGGCCGTGGTGCCCTGGTCGTTAAACATGCCCGAAGGGTCTTGTAGCTTAACATCGTCATCTACGCCAAGCAAAATTTTTCTTGATTTTACATCGTTTACAACGGTTAATAATGCGCGTTTTACGGAATCAGCCTCAAGCAGGGTGCTGGCCATAAATCCGGCCAGCGCTTCGCCGGCATAGGTGTTGTTGGTAAAGGTAAATTGAGCCATTTTTAATAACTCCCGCTCCCTAAAGAGAGAGTTTTTGATTAGTAAGGTTTTCCTTGTGTAGGGATAAGGATTGCCTGATTATAGGCAAGGGGTGATACAGTGAAATTGGTTAGGTTGTGATAGCTTTAAGCATTTTTTACGGCTTGCTTAACAGCGTTTTTAGCCAGCGTGGATTGTGGTGCGAAGAACGGTTGAGATTCGCCTTTTGCTTTGCTGCTTCGCTTAGAGCCTTCGGGGGTGTAGGTAGATTGAATTTCGTTGCGGATATCGTATCGGGTTTTTTGTAAACTAGCCTGAGCGTTTTGTAAAGCAGAACGGGCTTCCGTTAACAACGCGTTTTGTGCGTACAATTTTGCTCTCAGCGAAGCAATCTGATTATGTACCTCGGTTGGTTTCAACTTACTTTTTAATTTGCTGGTTGGCAAATCATCTTCCTCGTCTTCTGCATCGGCAGGGCAGGGAGCAACTTTCTTTACTTTGCCGCTTTGGGTGGTCAATTGTTGTCCATCAGCGGTGGTGTATACATCGTCTACTGCCGGACTGGTCATGTCTTCGTCCTGGTAAACGTCTGTGTCGGGTTCCAGTTCGCCGGTGTGGTGTAAAGGGCCTTTGTCGGTCATGATCTGTTTGTTCATCACTTTCTTGAAAAAGTTCATCATCTTGTTTAAAACCGAATTGGTTTTTTCGATGAGATCGGTGTTTTGCATGTTCATTGCGTTACGGGGTGATTGATTATGATTTGTTAGAATTTTGCTAATGCAGCGCTGATATATGGCCGGTGCAGTGCCGGTGCATTTTTTTATAATAAGGCTGTTGGTAATTTGAGGCTGATAATCCTCAATCTGATCTATAAAGCCGAGCGAGAGGGCTTGGTCGGCCGTCATCCAGGTAACGGCGTTGATGAGGCTGTGGATGCTTGTTTCATCTAACCCAGTTTTGTCTATATAAATTTGTGCCAGACGTTCTTGTACGGTGTTGAGCATTTGTACATCTTTCAGCAGTTCATCGGCATTGCCACCGCTGCCGGCCATGGGTTTGTGAATCATGAGCAGGGCATATTTACTCATCACGATGGTTTGGCCGCCCATAGCTACGATGGAAGCTGCTGAGGCGGCTAATGCGTCTATATAGGTAGTAACGCAGCCTGGATATTTTTTCAGCAGATCATAGATGGCGATGGCATCAAAGGCCGAGCCGCCGGCCGAGCTGATGTGCAGCTCCACATCCTGACCGGCTGCGGTTTGCAGTTGTTGCTGCAGGTAGGCGGAGGAGAGCGTACCGGAGCCGATACCGTCTTGATCGGTATCATACAGGTAGATTTTGTAGGGCATTGAGGTGAATATTGAGTGAGTTTATAATTGCAGATGTGCGGGTATGCAGATGTGCGGATTGGTTCTGGAAACAGAATAGTGCTTTAAAACTTGTAAGCAGGAACAGCAAAAGAACTTTGCCGACTATTGGTTTTTAACTCCTGCTTTCGTTTGATTTGATAAGTCAAATATCAAAAACTTTTGGCTGTTTGTTGGTGACACAAGTGTGTCAGTATTTAACTTTTTAGTCTTTTGATAACTATGCTGATTGGCATAAAACAAAGGTGCTGAAAATTTATTTAAGGATTGGTGACTCTTGTATGTCAGCGGTTGAAAAACTATTGAGCGCACGCCATATAGTGCGTTCGTCCTTTTGGAATTTGCCTTGTGCTTCAAATACGGCTTTGTTTTTAGTAAGGCCATGGGCTTGCATTTGAGCATGTACCCACAAGTATATTTCGCGATATGCAAATATCTTGTCTGTGATAAAGCCTGCTTTAAACATTGCAGTTAAAGCGCCGTCGTTATAAAGTGTATTGGCTAATTGAATGTCCATAATATTAGATATTAATCTTTGTGTACGACTGAGGAATAATCAGGATGTCTTGTGATATCTTAACTCCTGATCATCTATTTTAACTTCAACTACAAGTTCACCCGGTTTACCGTTTGTGCCAAGATGTTTTGTTGGTTGTTTACGTCCTTTACATCCACATAAATAGGAGGGAAGTTATTAATCATTTGATAAGCCAAGGTATTAGCCAAATCTTTTTGATCGTTTACAGGCTGGCTATAATACCGGTTAGCATTGCCACCATCGGTAAATATACCACCTATGGCATAACCACGACTTAAATTAGGTATCGAAAAATCACGACCGCCATGTGCTACATTAATAGCGCTTACTAAATTACGTGCCCAAGGGTTGCGCATAGCTTCAGAAACCACTACTGCCTCGCCCGAACGCAGGTAGGCATTAGTATTATCGGTACGACTATAGCCAGGCAGCAGAGCGCCCCTGCCATCGGATATATATTGACCGCCTTGTGCAAAGCCAGGCTTTTGTTTGACGATTTCAGCAATTGAGGTTGCGCCTTGTGCTGCCATAAAGGCGGCTTGAGCTATACCTAACGCCTGTCCAATAAAAGGAATGCCGGAGTAAGCTGACAATGATTCCATTATGGATTTCTTTGTACTCATGATAACATCAGCTATAGAAGTAGCCTTTTTAGCCATAAAAGCTGCTTTATAGATAGCCGAATCTTTTTTTGTGTTTTTCAGTACAGCATCAATGTATTTATCGCCTGCGTGAATTTTAGATGTAGCGAGCTTATCTTCAATCTCCGCTTTCTTTTTGGCGTAATCTTGATCAATTTTAGTTGTAGCTTCGCCTCTTTCTTTTGCCGCCTTTACAGCAAAGTCATGCTGCATATTGAGCAGCGCTAACTCTTTTTTTAACGCTGCCGATTCATGTCCACCTTCGCGTGATTGGTTAATCCCTTCTTGAAGTTTATTTTCAGCTTTATCTTCATCCTCACGATCAAATTTTTGTTTATTGTCTTTGGTATCGGCAGTATGCTTGTCGCTAATTTGTTTAAATACTTGCTGTGCATCATCAGCAATAGCTTGAGCTTCTTTTCGCTTTTTATCCAGTTCGGCTAGTTGTTTATCTATTGATGCAAGTTGTACCTTATTAGTAGTGTTGCGCTTTTGCTCATTTAAGTCAATAATTTTTGAATCAATATCATAAGCAACTTGCTGATTATCTTTTTGTATTTTGCCAACATCTTCAGCTTGTTTTTGGTAATCCTCATCAAGTTGCGTTTGTGCTAATTGCCGGGCACTTTTACCAATTTGGTTGAGCTGCTTGTGGTATTCATCAAGCTTTTTAATGTCTTCATCCTGAAACTTTTTAGTTATAGATGATAGCGTTACCTGATGCTCCAGTTCCAACTGTTCTACCGCTTTGTTCACGGCCATGTATTCTTTTTGATGCGTCGCTTTTTGGTTGGCTGACATTTTACTGTAGTCGTCCAAAAATTTTGTGTATTTGGATTTCATTTCCGTAAAATGAGCGTCGGCATCAGCTATTTCTTTGGCATAACCATCTAACGTCATTTTTGCCATTCGCGCAATTGATGCCAGTCTTTCGTCTTCGGCTTGTTTAGTGAGATCAACTACTTCTTTTAATTGTTTTTTATGCTCTTGGTGTCGGATAGTTCTTTTTTGATGAATTATATGGGATTGATTATCTGTTTTATTTTCCTCCTTTCCAGCTTCATGAAAGGCCTCAACAGCTTTTGTATAAACATTTTTAACTCCTGTACCAAGTTGTAAAACGCCGTTAGCTACTTTTTTAAAGTCCAGGTTTACAATGCCTTCGTATATAACTGCAAAACCTTTTACTCGATTGATGATATTCTCTTCAATCATTTTACCGAGCTTTTTCAAGCTTTCAACAGGATGATCAAATGCACCGATGATAAGTCTGCCCATTGATGAAAATCCGTTTTTAACGGTATCTACAACGACTTTTAGGCCAGCTAATATTTGCTTCAATTTTTTTGTGCCATCGGTTGTTTGCGTAAAATATTCGACAACGGATTGCAGCACCATTACCAACAAACCAAATCCGGTAGCCTTTATAGCGCCGCCAACACCTTGAAAGCCCGTTTTAATTACCGAAAGGCCATCTTTCATTACATTAAAGCCATTTGCAACAGACTTTAGTTCAGGAGCAAACTCTCCTGCATTTTCTTTAATATCGTTAAAAGAGCCTTTTAATGCGTCTACACTTCCTTTATGAAAATCAAATACTTTGCGGCTCTCTTCAAGTTTGGCCTTCTGACCTTCTATTGTAGAACTGAGATTGCCGATTAAATTGTTAAGCTTTTTTGCTTCCTCAGCGTCATTTCCTTTTGCTTGGGCAACTCTGTTGTATTGGTTAGTCAGTGATTCAAGAAAAGCTTCGTTCTGTTCCAAAGACCCATTGTTCAACTTAAGTGCTTTCGTATTTAAGTCTAGCTGCTCACTTTCAGCTTCTAATGTTTGCTGTGCAACCCTAATTTTTGAAGCGAGGGTTTGATATACCTTTCCACTATCTTTTCCACTTTCCTGTAATTGTTTTTGTTTCGCCAAAAGCTTTTCCAACTCTTTATCGAGCTTGTCAAGATCACCTCTTAAATCGCTCGAATCAGCTTTGATACTTTTTATCAGCTTTTCATTAAAGTTATTAATATTATCCATTTTTATGTTTATTGTGCCATTGGGCATAATTCAATAATTGACAAGCCATACAAGTAACATTGTTTACTCATTTGACTTGTTAGTATTCTATTTTAATTTGTAGTTTACTTTTTGTGTTTGAATAAAAGAGGCTCGGCTAATGATACGTGATATGCCTCAATGTAGTAGAAGCTATCAGCAAAGACATAGCCAGCAGGCATATTCATTTGATAATTAGTGCGGCAAAGCTTATAATTAGGTTTGATAGCATACCACTTTTCTGAGGATGGTAAAGAGTCATTCTCTGGTTTTTCTGCAGTAATGCTATCCCGCTTTACACAACTACCAAGATAGGCAGTGCCTTTTTTAAACATATCATCTTGCAAGAAAACAACGTTGCTGGATATCATTACCGGGCGGTTATGTTCTTTTGATGTATCTAGCCTGGAGATCAGCTTAAGCTTTTTCCACTTAAGAATTGGCATTCGGGAAATATCATCTTTATTGATGGGACGTACGCGCCTGTAGGTTTCTATCTGCGCATACACCGAGTCTGATACACTTGCGCTATCAGCAAAAAGTTTGTTTCCTTTTTCTACTTTATCCCATGTGGCATGTAATTCTTGATCTTTTATATTAGCCAGCACAGCAATTATCGCTATCAATGATATAAACGCAGCAGCCGCTGCAAATCGTCTGCTGCGCCATGTACTGTACCAAGGTATAGAACCAGTGTAATGTCCTACATCATCAAGTGTATCCCAAAGTTTTTGACGACTAAATAATCCCATGAATTTTTTGAAAAATATAGTTATTTAGATGCGTTGAGAAATCTTTAAGCAAAGTTGTATCTGGTTATTAATCAACTGCTGATAAAGTCTTCGCTGTTGTATTTCGTACCTGCTCTATATATAGTGGTTAATTAAGAGTGCGTTTTTTTCTTATGTTTTCTTCCCAGCTTATGCTTATGAGATTTTAGTTTATCAGTTGAGCGAGTAGTGTCATTTTGGATAGTTGTTGACAATTTATTCTTGAATGCAGCAGGTTCTGTTAGCCGAACATCTAGTGGATCTACATAATAGTACTCATCGGCAAAAACAAAATTTGCAGGCATCTCAAACTCACCCTTCTTGACGAGGTTAAAATTTACCTTTATTGCATACCAGTCATCTGATGAACCACTGCCGTCAGCATAATATTTTATAGTTGTGCTATCTTTTTTAATATAAGAGCCAATGTATGCAGTTTTGTGTTTAAACATGGAGTCTTGGCTGATACCAAAACCCGCATATTTCATTGCTGGTTGGTTGTGATCGGCACTAGTGTCTAACTGGCTGATTAGTTGTGATTTTTTCCATTCTTGGATATCCATTTTCTTAATATCCTCGGCATTTATAGGTCTAATGCGTCTGTATAGGGTTACAGCATAATGTTTACTGTCCTTTTTTAAAGCACTACTATCAGCAAACAGTTGATCGCCAGTTTTTAGTTTGCCCCATGTTAAATTGAGGTCTTGCCTGTATATAAAGCCGATAAATATACCAGCAACTAAAAAGCATATCCAAAACATCACAGCTCCACGCTGTCTGCTGCGCCATGTACTGTACCAAGGTATTGAGCCATTGTAATGACCAATATCATCGAGTGTGTCCCACAGTTGCTCACGCTTAAATAATCCCATAAGTGTTTAGATTGCTGAAATTATTGGTAAATATATAATTTTATATGTATGTGCAATATAACTGTTAAAATAAATATCAAATGTTTGCCAACAAAAGTTTAGTATATGCTTCTTGATGCACTGTATCTAAGTATCATAATGTACCTATAAGTTTATTAAAAGATTCATCGCATCACGCAAATTGTCAAATCCATTTTTGTATTGAGGTAGCTGTTGTAAAGCATCAGAGTTGATATCAATATCAATGTTAATTTTTTGATCAGGCATTATATATTGTTTATGTTTTTAATTCTAAATGGCATACTTCAAGAAGAGATAAATCAAATATTTATCTCTTCTTGAAGTATTTGGAGTTATTCATTTGCAAAGAGACTAGGATGACCATAATAAACATTACTTGCATAAGTATAACCTTCAGGAAGCTTGTACCTATCAAAAGTAAAATCTGGAATTTCTAACGCTGCTTTGATTGGTTTTACAGCAAATACGTTGATTAAAACCAATTCATGTTTATCTGTCATCACATTCAAAATTTCATGTGACTGGTAGATTGCTACAGCATCCTTTGTGCTTTTTGCTGTTACATTGTCCATTACATGATATAAATACGGTTCCATTGAGGGATCACGCTTCAATTTTAAATCTGCTTTTTCTTCATCAGATATGTACATTTCATCAATCTCTGTATCTGTCATTGGCCTTATCAGCTTCATAAGGTTATAGCCCACATTGCTTCTCTCCACATACAATTTATCGTTAGTATTAAGATGTGGCATTTCAAAAACATAATAATAAGCCAGATAAGCTTTGTTCAGATTAAAATAAATAAGAGCCGACAGCAATAGCAAGCAGGAAATGGTGATAATTAAGCCTTTGTATATTCGCGGCTTGCTTTTTGGTTCAGTAAAAGTTTGCATTTTTATCTCAGTTAAATAAGTATTCAGTTAGTTTTGTACAACAGTTAATTTTCCGTTCTCAAAGTAACAATGTTCATTAACGCCATAATGTGTAGTAGTTGTGGTAATGGTAATGGGTTTTCCTTTCAACACTATAACAGCAGCGCTTGGTATTCTTAAATAGTCTGGCCTTTTTCGATAATTTTCCATATTGCGACAGAAAGATGACACTGCTATCTCGAATTGTCATTAAAACACATCCAAGTTCATAAACGCCAATTTTTCTTAAAGTTTCTCAAATTGCCTTTGAAGTGTTATTTGTTAAGAGGAGTAGCCAAAAAGGAAGTAGCGGGAAGATAATAGATGTTATTTGCATAGGTATATCCTTTTGGAAGATAAGGGTTTGCTAGTTCATAGCTATCATGGTTTAGCGAACCTTCTGCAGGCTTTATAGTAAAAGCATTAGTCAGAGCTAATTTCTTATCCATATCCATCATGTACATAATATCATGAGATATGAAAGTAGCTGCGTAATGATTTTTTGCGTCAGTAGTAAGATAGTCATTTGTAAGGATAAGACAAGGCTTCAAATAGGGATCAATTTGTGCTTTGAGTAGGGCTTTGTCTTCGTCGGATGCTTGCATTTTGTCAACATCAGTTTCTGTTAGAGGTCTTACTAATCGCATCAAAGTGAAACCACGCTTAGGGTAAACGAGGTATAACTTATCACCTGGTTTAAAGTGTTCAATCTTAAATAAATAATTATATGTAACCCATAGCCTATGAAAATTGAAATAAACGATTCCGGAAAGTAGAATGATACACGTCAGTGCTAGCAGCCATCTCTTATTTTTTCGCGGCTTACCTTTTGGTTCAGTAAAAGTTTGCATTTGTTATTTTAGCTAAATAAGTATTCAATTAATTTTGTACAACAGTCAATTTTCCGTTCTCAAAGTAATAATATTCATTATTGCCGTATACCCATTGTTCATGAATTCCATAATAGGTGGTAGTTGTATTAATGGTATTAGGTTCCCCTTTCAACACTCTTACGGCAGCGCTTGGAATCCCTAGATAAATCTGGCCTTTTTCAATAATTTTCCACATAGCCGGAGAGAGATGATATTGCAATCTAGGGTTATCAGTATAAAATACTTCTTTGAACGTCCGATTTTGAACTATCTCCAAATCACTGCCAGCGTTATTAGTATTGGTGCCGCTGATATCAACATCAAAAGTTCCTGTTTCACCTTTTACTGTTTTTAAAGTCAAACGAACAGGGGTGTAGCTTTCTTCCGATGCTATAACATTCACTACTTTGACCGGTTCATAAACCCCAATTTTTCTTACTAACTTTCCAGAGTGAACCTTAAAAAGTCGTTTTTTTGCCCAAATAATTTTATTTAAATAGGCTAATTTAGCTGCCTCAATTTCATATAAAGGAATAAGTCCAGGTGCAATATTATCTGACAGCTGCTTAAGATATTCAACTCCTTCAGAATCCTTAAATCTTGCCTCCATACCTAAAGAAGTAACGGAGGATGGAGTTATAGAAACCAATGTTAGTATTTTTCTAGCGATATCCTTATTATATAACTTCACATCAAGTTTTTCTGCATAATTGAAGCCCCAGTAAACATCTTTGCTGTTTTCTAATGGTAACACTAAATATTTTTCCCCAATAGTTTGGATTAGTGGTCGATAGCGTATACTAATGTGTGATTTAGGCGTGTTAATTTCTGCTATGAAAGCAACAGGAAATCTAGGGCTTGATTGATCGACCTTATTTTCAAGTTTTGGCTTATGCTGACTACAGGCAATTGAAGCATACAACGATAGTGCCGTGATAAAGAAGGTTGATTTCATTTTGCTAAAAATATTGGTAAATATAAATATGGTGACATATCAAAACAATAGTGTGGAAAAATAAAAATCTAATAAAAGTTTAGAACTATCCCAACTTAATCAACTCCACTTTAGTAGCTTGCCCTTTCCGCCAACTGTCTATTTTGTTAATATAATAGTATGCGCCATCCTGTTGCAGGTATACGGGAATAAGTAAATCAAGTTCCAAAATATCGCGTGGCGTAAGTAAAAAATAGCGTACTACTTTTTTGGTTTGTTTAAGGATATGTTCCAGTTCGTTATAGTAAATGCTTTTCAGTCCTTTGATATTCTCTGATCCTGTGGCAGGCATGTCGCCCCAGCATAAATTATATTCACCATCGGGTTTGTAAAAATAAGGTACTGATAAGGTGTCGTTCACATTAGTTCTTCTACCGTCGTCATCCACAAACGTTACCATCTTGCCGTCGACCATCAGAGACAGTTTTTGGTCAACCAACAGGCGTGGTTGGGTGCTGATGCTAAATTCGTTTTCATCAGTCTCAATATCCACTTTTTTGATGATAGCCACCGAGCCGTGAATAAATGGTCTATTTAATGTAGGGGCAAACTGACTTTCAAATAAATCGGTGCTGGCCGGTAGCGTTTTATCTTCAACCAAAATTTGTGACTGCCCGAAGATTTTCGGCGTCACGCCGTCATCTTCCTTATATTTTAAATAATTTGTTTGCGCGTAATTACCTAACTGGAAACTAATGCTTTTGCCTTGGTTCAAACATTTACTGGTCCAATCGAGAGAATGGGGGATATTGCCGATGATATCACGGAATGAAGCAAAATTTACTTCCCGCGTTTCATTATTGGTTTGACAAATAATACCGAAACGTTGTAACGTATCTTTTAGTAAATCTTTTTGATTAATGTGGGGAAATATGCGTTCACATTGTACCAATTGCCCATATAGTATATCTTTAGTTTTGCTGGTAACTGATAAAGTGGCGCCTGGGTTGATGTATACAGTTGTTTTACTGCTATTGTTAACGTTATATTCAATAAACAATGTTTGATCTTTGATCAACTCTGTGTCGAATGTAAGTTTTTGGTTTTTACGCTCTTCGGTATATTGCTGGTGCCCATCTATAGCCTTGTCAGTAAGACTAGTTGTTAAAGTAGTAAGTACGTTTATTGCTCCATTCTTAGGATTTCTGGATTTTAAACGGATTTCTATCCCACCGCCTTTACTTGGCTTTTCTTTGCTATCTATATAAGCATCATAAATAAATGATATGGACACATTGCAATTTTGTAAAGCAACATACATATTACTGCCCGGTTTAAAGGGTGCATTTGGTTCAAGGTTACTATGTATCGGATAAGGATTAACCGTGTTGAGCGGGAAAGTGCCGGCATACCCCAGATTTCGTCCGGCTTTAAATTGTGTGGCATTGCTTATGCTTATTGAGTTGTAATCCCGCAAGCTTTGCTGATCGGCACCGTGCTCAAAGCTATCGTTGGCAAATTGTACAATCAGTTTGTTATATAACTTGTCTTTTAACAACGAGCCTGTAGGTTTAAAACCGGCGTTTTTGCAAATGATTTCGATGGCGGTTTTTAAGAAAAAACCCGGGCGCAAATTTTTAACGTTAATTTCGGGTGTCGCCCGTTCATCATACTTTAAGTTGCCGTAGTCAATAACGGGCCAGATCCAGCCTTCTGTTTTGTTTTGGGAAAGCACAACGTTATTTAAACTCCATTCGTGGTCGTATGCAGACCATAGTTTGCTAGTACCCCACTTGGTTGTGCTATCGCCCATATCATACATTTTCCCATCTATGGCATCAAAAAAATCAACATTGCCAGATAGTACAGTTATTGCCGCTGTGTCCTGTTCCACCGCGTTCAGCTCGGCTATTCCGTAAGGAACAATTTCCATTCCGTCTTGCACTATCTTAGCCCTGTATTGTTCGTAAGGATAATTGGTAGTAAATGCTACATCATCCGGAAATCCCAAAATACGGCGGTTGCGTTGTGTAAGCGGAAGCTTGAACTGATTACTAGTATTGCCTTGCTGATTTTTAACTTCGGCAAGATTATTGATTTGGAACGTGAGAGCAATCGGACTATCATCCGTCAGGTCAACTAACGTATCGTTAAGATAAAGCTGTATTTGGTTCATGGAATATTTAAGAAGGTGAATGCAATGTCAGGCAGCGGCAGTTATTGCTGAATAGGTATTACTGCGTTTGAATATTAAGTGCCGGAAGGTTGAACGTAACGCTAAAAGGCGCCTGTCCGTTTCGGGTTTCATACTCGGCAAAAGTAGCTGTATTGAGTACCACAGTTTGCCAACGCACTGGGTTTTTACTAACCAGCATTTGTACTTTGGGAGAGTATTTTATGGATTGTAAACCTTTAATATCAGAAACGCTCAGATCTTCGGCCATAACCTTCATTTTTTGCCCTGCGCTTTTGCTGATTACGTCTTCAATACCTTGCTGTGTTGCCCAATCCTGTACATAGTTTTTTACGATAACCGCATTTTGCACATCCAACGAAATTTCCTGGTTGTAAACAAAACGATAATAGTTCCAAGAACCGGTAAGGCCAATCCAACGCAAATATACCGATTGGTCGTCTACGGCATCGTCTATGCGTACGGTTTGAGGTTTGGTTATGGTATGGGTGCCAGTGTCGTCGGCATATTTAAGCGTTAAGTTAAAGTATCTCACTTCATCATTAAACGGCATATTGATATTTAAACGATTTAGACCTATATGTTGCGCCAGGGCTTGGGTGATGGGCTTGTTTGATACAGTTTGTTTGGCAATAACCAATCGGCTGCTGTCTTGGTTCAACAAAAATGAACTGTCTTCATTCAACAGATAAGTAGTATACACACCATCTGGTAGGGGCGACCGGTTAATGTCTAGCGGTGTAATTTCACAATACACATTTAATCCCGCAATATCGTCGCTATAAATAAAACCGATGTCGAAGGGGTAACCCGCGCTGTAAGCAGGTTCTGCAAAATCGGTAATCCATTTAGCCCTTTTGCTTGGAGATACGGTTTGCTTAAAAGGGACATATTCTAGCAAGTTGCCGCCATTGGCTTCCCCTAACTGTTTGGCTGAGTAAATTACATAATAAGGCGTACTGATATTGATAAAAACGGGTTCATGCCCATCCCAAGCTTCAGCATAACTTATTGTATAACTGGCACTCAGATTGTCATCGCGAAAATTAACCAGCGTGTAATCGCTGTCATCTTGTGTGCTGAGTAAACTCTGTAAAAAGCTAGATAAATCTGCCTGCACTATGCCTTTGTTGTTGGGCCGGTGCTTGGCTGTTATTGTTTCTGTACGGCCGCTTAGCTTGTTTTGATAGCTTAAGTTTGTTTGAATGTGATAATAAGGCCTTAGCTTATCAGCGTTGAGATAACCTATAACGTTACCAGGATTTGAATAATCTGTATTAAGTACTACTGTGTTTTGATTTACTGATTTAACTTCATAGACGCCTTGATACGCGTACTGATTATTTACAAAACCTGCTTGTGCATAAATCAAATCCTTTTCCTTCAAACCCGTCAGATTTTGATTTACAGTTATGCACAGTTTATTAGTACCGACTTCTGGAAACATGTTGGCTATGCCAAAATCTTTGCGTTGGTAAGTGAATGTAACCGGATTAAACGCAGCACTCCACCTACTTGTATTGCCATCTTTTGAAGTAGCCGATGAGTCTGCAACCAATAAACTTTCAATAGTTGGTACATTAAAATATGATTCGCGCTGGCTGTAGGGAATAGCATCTTTTACATAAGCGGTGTACCCGCCGCCGCTCAATCCGGTAAATGTGGCTTTGGATTGGAAAGAGCTGCCGTCGAGGCTGTATAGCAGCGGCCCATAAGTAGTGGTGGCGTTAATTGTAATTTGCCCATCATGAGCACCCGCAGCACTCTCTTTTTTATCTATAGTGACGTTTTGAATAATTAAGTCTGACGCGCCTGGAGGTATATAATTATCTCCATTTTCTACAACTTTACCTACAATTTGTGCAGTATAAGAATAGTAGGTGGCAGGATTGGTATCACTTATCTTCTTATTGTAAGCAATCATAAAAAACTGACCAGGTATGCTTACCGTTACTGGCGGTTGAGTCGTGCCGTTTATAACTTCCTGATAAGTAACTGATGCATAGTTGCCATTAACAGCATTCCCGTCAACGTCGGTAAGCACAATACGTACATCTGAATAAGTTTGCATGCCTTGGATACTGTCGTCATCAATCCAACCGATAGGGGCGATGTTTAAATTATTGTCAAGTATTTTAGGTACTACTTGGTGCGAGCTAGGTAGGTATGTTTGATTAGGGTAATCTATTGTTGCTAATATAGTCATGGCGTTTTAGAATTTATGTTTATTACTTTGAGACGGAGGTAGACTAAATCAGTTCATCAAATTGCATGGTTTCTAACACTACGGTCAAGCTTACCCCTGTTGTATTGACATCATACTTATTATACACCGGCAGGCATTTCGCTTTCGTACTCGCTTTGATTTTAAAAAACCTGCTTACAGACGTGGTGGACCGGTACTGGGCGGCTTTAATCATAAACTCGTTGGCCAGGGCTAAAGCTTTACTTACATAAATTTCATTATCGGCCGTGTATTGGTCAAAGTCTGTTTTAAATAAAAATTCAAGGTAAACCGTAAAGGTATTATCTACTGAACCGTTAATGGCAGCTGACAGTTCTATAGCCGGAAGAGGATAAAGAAAAACACAAGGAAATTCCAGGTCATCGGCTATCTGATTTAATTCGTTAACTGTTCCGTGAGCAAAGGATGGACTATTGGTAAGCGAACTTACCACTGCTTGAATATGGTTGCGTATTGGCATATGGAAAATGTTGAGTTATGATATCACAGGTAGTTGTAAGGCTGCTTAGCTGATATCATGTCTGTTTGGGAAAAAGCCGCCTTAATTGCCGGACTGCAATAACTCGCTATAGCGCTTTTGAAAAGTGGCCTCTGTCTTATTAAGTAAAAGTTTGGTTAAAACGCGGTTGTAAGGCAGTTGCATTACCTCTGCCCACTTAGTTATATCTCCGCCAGCTAAAGCATTAATAGTGTTGATGAATTTAAACTTCTCAAATTCCTGAATCCCGGCGCGTTGTTCCAACGCCGTTGCAGGCGATGCCAAAAGTTGGTTTTCGGTTTCGATAAGTTTGGATAGCGCAAAAAAAAATGCTTGGCAATGGGCAGTGCTTCAACAACCGGTAACTCGTTTATCACATCAGTAAACAATGAAGCCTGATATTCATCATAAGACTTTTTAGTAGCGGGGCAATATAGGTACTGCGCTAAAATTTGGCTGCACGCCTGTAATGATGGATTGAATTTTTTTTGCCAGTCTGGTTCACCATAACGCTCAATGTGTAACTTAATCTCGTCGGCAATTATATCCCGCGCAACCATAAAAGCGCCAACCGGTTCGATGGAAAGGTTGTTGACGACTTTAACGGTTACCGGTTTTTCCTTAATTTTTAACTGTATATCACTTGGTATAGTATCACTGTTGTATAAAGCCTTAATCTCCTCAGACAAAGAAAAAATTGAATTGCTTAAACTTTGTATTTCGCCAACATCGGTAATTTGCTTCAAGTCAATTAAGGGTACGCCTGATAAGATGTGAATGGCATCTAAATCTGTCAAATTGGCTTTTTGCTGCAAGCCAATAAGTTGTTTTAAAGTAAGCTCTTTAAGCTGGGTAGGTATAGTAACGCGGAGCTTGCCCGTTGTTGTGCGAAAGGTTTGGGTAATCATAAAAAAATAAAAAGGCGCTGGTAAATAAAAAAGTTAAAGTAATAAATGATCGGTATACAAAACCTGCTTTTGCCAGGGAAGCTTAGAACGTATGTGTTTTGAAGAATTAATTTGCAGTTTGTTTAAAGCTACATAACGTAGGGGATCAATTAGGTGATTCCAGGAATCAATCGGTTCATTCAAACTATGCCCGGTGGTATCTGTTTTCCACTGATAACGGTCCAGTTCCCGCCGAAGGTTTGTGCTGCCTCGGGTCACATTGATTTTGTAGCGTTTTAAAATATCTATCGAATTCTTAATACTGTCTGGGCCTTTTTGTGCAGGGGTAATATGCCATCCCAACCTGCGTAATTCTTCAATTGATTTAGGTTCAGCACAGTCGGCAATAATTTCGGCGCTTTTACTGATACCTGCTTTTTGCATTCTGGCAGCAATGTCCGGATTGGTTAAATGGGTTTCATAAAGCAATTCATTTACCCATAGTTCGCCGTTTTGCAGGTACACCTCAATTAATCCCGTCTGGTCGTTGGTGAAACCGAAGTCAAGGCCATATGCTACTCTTTTGGCTCCAGGTGGAATAGTTTCGCACAATAGCCAATTGTTTAATACCAAACCTGTTACCTTGCCTGTTAAGCCGCGTGCATATACCCGCCATTGTTCCTCGTCTTGATCTTTTAAACTTTCGATCTTATCTCGGGTTAGCTGATCCAAAAACGGATTGTGCCGATGGTCTGAAATGATGAGTTGTACGCCGGGTTTACCGATGAGTAGGTCATGTACCCAAAAGGCAGTATTAGGGTTATAATCCAGATAAATCCGTTTGCGGGTGCGTAGTGCCAGTTCGGTATAAATATCATATTTGATGCCGTTGGCTTCGTTAATGAACAGAATATCGCGTTTGCCCGATTTAGCATCCTGCGCATTATCATAACTCTTAAATTCTAATATCGATCCGTTAACCAGCTCAAAAAAACGGTCGGTTTTGTTGAAAGATTTAACCATCGCTTTTAAGGGTTGCGATGCTTGGTAGATATTTAAGGCGTCGCGAACGGCACCTGCTTTCAGATTGGGTATATCCTGACCAACAATAGTAACAATTTGCTTTTCTTCGGCACAAGCCAGTGCAAACAACACCTGCATAATAGCATAGGTTTTACCCGAACTTGTGCCGCCCTGATTAATTGTTATATGGGCCTTCGTTTTGTAATTGCAGGTGAAAATTCGGCTTGCTTGCATGGGTTTGGAGGTTGATGTGTCATGTAGTTTAGTTTGATTTTTAATAGAAAAATGTTCAGTATCCGGAGATGCTAGCTTTAATTAAAGATCGAGTTAAAATGCAGATAAGCCAAAAGAAGTTATAAAGCTTGGTGCCGTATTATAGTTTTACTTCCTGTTCAGCACCAGCTAGGTGTGGACCATTTTCGATAATTTCAATTTTAAGAATCCAGTCTGCAGGCAATATTTCTCCGCTTTTAGTTTCGCTTTTATCTGTCCATCCTAAGCTTTTTAATGCAAAAATGGCACCAGTTGATGACTGGTAATGCAATTTCTTTTCGTATTCCGATTCAATACGCAGTCTGGCTCTTTTTAAATGTGAGGCATATCTGCCGGTGTTTTCATACTTTTCAAAGGCTTGTCTGCTGGCAAAACCTAAGTATAGGGCCAGGCCGGTTAGCGTAGGGGGCTGTGGTTCGCAATCCCATACTTTGATCTCTGTTTTCTCAGGAGCTGTTGATTTGGAAGATTGTTTTACTTCGACTTGTTCCAGATGATATTCTCCTTCAATCCACTTAAAGTATTCCTCAATGCGCAGTGCTAAATCCTCGGCAGAAGTGTAAAGAAAAGTTTTGTTCTTCATTTATGATAAGGTTGCCTTTTGGCATAATTGATAGTGTAAAGATAAGTTTAATTTCTGTAAAATGCAAATATTTTTAGCAATTTGTGTAAGGCTTTACCAATGTTTTTGTAAATTATAACAACAAATATTGAATATAATGATAACAAATCCTCAACTTTGCAGGCATGAGACCCGGAGATAAAGTAATTTGCATTAACGATAAGATTGACCCGGATAAAATAGAAGAAATACGCCGGGACTTTGAGATTTGGATCACCAAAGACAAAGAGTATACTATTCGCGAGATACTGGATAATGATGGTATTGCTACCGGTATATTGTTGGAAGAAGTGCATAATTTTCCTAAATTTTTCAAGCTCATTAACCGTTATCAGGAACCGGCCTTTGCTATCTGGCGTTTCCGTAAGCTTAATTATGCCAGCCAGCAACAGGAAGAAGAGGTAAGTGAGGAGCTGGTTGAAATAGGCCGTGGCAACAAAGAGCAAGACCAAAAAGAAAGGGCTTGATAAGCGTATGTTGACTGAAGTCATTTGGTTTATCAAAAAGTTGTAAAGTTGATAAGGTTAAAATATTGTCGAATGAAATTTGGTGGTAACCGGAACTGAAACGTTGTGTATACTTGCAGCCCAAACAATAAATAACGCTATGAACATACGCCTGGCTACGTTAGAAGATATTGAACCCATTATGCAGCTCATCCGTGATGTTGTGCCGTTGATGCAAGCTACCGGTAATCAGCAGTGGGATGCTACTTATCCAAACCCAGATATTTTTTCTCAGGACATAGAGGCCAGTCAACTTTGGGTGGCCGATTTAGACAATAGTATTGTTGGCGTTATTGCCATAACCAATAGCCAAGAGGGTGAGTATGCGCAGGTACCAGGTTGGGATATCACCGAACCGGCGATTGTAGCGCACAGGTTGGCAGTAAGTCCACACCATCAAGGCAAGGGCATTGCTGCGGCCTTACTGCATCAATGCGAGGTTGTGGCCCAAGTGCAAGGCGTTACTTTGCTGCGCTTAGACACCAATACATTAAACCGCCCGATGCAAAATCTTTTTATGAAAATTGGGTATCATTTGGCTGGAGAAATTGCATTAAACAATCGACCGAACCAGCGCTTCCTTGCTTTTGAGAAGCGTTTATCAGCAGCGCAATAA